AACTCGTTCTATGCTGGATGATCTTGAAAATACTATCTATCAAAATGGATTATATTACAAAAATAAATTTAAAAAATCATATGAACAAGATTTATACGAAGCTATTACTGATTGGGAATCGTGGAGAAAAGATGGAACGTTAGATTATACAAGAATAAAAAGAATTTATAGTTATATGGATGAGTCCCATGCAAATAAAAAATCATTAATACTTTTAAATAAAGATAATTTTTATTCCTTAGAACAATGTAAAAATAAATATGGCCTTAAAGTAAATGATGTTTGGTACAATGCATTTAATAATGCACCTTCTAAAAAGGTGAATTATATTAGAAAGATGAGACAGAATGGAGAAAAACTTAATCAAAAACCTAGAATATTATTATCTACGATTCATGGAGTAAAAGGAGGAGAAGCAGACAATGTAATTTTATTAACGGATTTAAGTAGACAAACTTTAAGGGAATATGAAAGAGTCCCTGATGATGTTAATCGTTTATTTTATGTCGGTGCAACAAGAACTAAAGAACATTTACACATAGTAGAACCCAAAGATATTTATAAGGCATTTAGAATATGAGTGATATATATAAAAAGCAGGTAGGTGGGACTCACTACCAATCGATGGTTATCCAACCATCAGAATTTATTAATAAAAATAATATTCCATTTGCGGAGGGAAATGCAATAAAATATTTGTGTAGACATAAACAGAAAAACCAAAAACAAGATTTATTAAAAGCCAAACATTATATAGATATGGCAATTGATAGAGACTATCCACAAAAAAAAGAAACCAAACAATCTAACTCATGGGGAATATTAAATGATACAAAAACCACTTTTTAAACCACAAACAGAATGGACACCTCCAACAGAATTTCCAGATCTATCTAAATATGACGAAGTTGCAATTGATCTAGAGACTAAGGATCCTAATTTAAATACTCGTATGGGATCTGGTTCCGTGATTAAAAATGGAGATGTTGTAGGAATTTCTGTTGCTGTAAAAAATTGGTGTGGTTATTACCCTATTGCTCATGAAGGCGGTGGTAATATGGATCGAAAATTAGTTTTGAAATGGTTTCAACATACGTTAAATACTAATTCAGACAAAATATTTCATAATGCAATGTATGATGTATGTTGGATTAAATCTTTAGGATTAAAGATTAATGGCAAAATTGTAGATACGATGATTGCATCAGCCTTAGTTGATGAAAATCAAATGAGATATGATTTAAATAATTGTTCTAAACGATACACAGGACAGGGAAAAGATGAAGCAGCTTTATATGAAGCAGCCAAATCATGGGGAGTAGATCCTAAAGCAGAAATGTATAAACTCCCAGCCATTTATGTCGGCGCATATGCAGAAAAAGATGCACAAATCACCTTGGAGTTATGGCAAGAATTAAAGAAAGAAATACTTCATCAAGATCTAGAAGCAATTTTTAAAATGGAGACCGATCTTTTTCCTTGCTTAGTCGATATGCGTTTTTTAGGAGTCCGAGTAGATAGTGAAAACGCTCATAAATTAAAAACCAAGTTAGTTGAAGAAGAAAAAAGATACTTGCTCCAAGTAAAAAAAGAAACAGGAATAGACGTTCAAATATGGGCAGCCAGATCGATTGCCCAAGTTTTTGAAAAACTTCACCTACCTTTTGACCGTACTGATAAGACAAACTCTCCTTCATTTACAAAAAATTTCCTTCAAAATCACCCCCACCCACTGGTGAAATTAATAACCCAGGCTCGTGAAATAAACAAGGCCCACACCACATTCATTGATACCATAATTAAACATTCTTACAAGGGGAGAATTCATGCAGAAATTAACCAACTTAGGGGAGACACCGGAGGAACAGTAACAGGAAGATTTAGTTATGCTAATCCTAATCTCCAGCAGATTCCAGCTAGAAACAAGGAACTTGGACCAGCTATTAGGTCACTATTCTTGCCTGAAGAAGGTCATACATGGGGTTGTTTTGATTATAATCAACAAGAGCCAAGACTAGTAGTGCATTATGCAACATTACAGAATCTTATGGGAATTGATGAAGTATTGAACTCTTATAAAAAAGGAGAAGCAGATTTTCACAGCATTGTATCCGAGATGGCAGATATACCTAGAACACAGGCTAAGACTATAAATCTTGGCCTGTTCTATGGGATGGGAAAAAATAAATTACAAGCTGAATTAGGAATTAATAAAGAATCTACAGAAGATTTATTTAAAAAATATCATAATCAGGTTCCTTTTGTTAAACAACTTATGAATGCAGTGATGCAACGGGCTCAAAGTTCGGGAAGAATTAGAACTCTTCTAGGTCGGCTTTGTCGCTTCCATTTATGGGAACCTAACCAGTTCGGGATTCATAAAGCATTACCTCATGAACAAGCGCTCGCGGAACACGGACCAGGGATTAAACGTGCTTACACATACAAAGCTTTAAATAAACTCATTCAAGGATCCGCTGCTGACATGACAAAGAAAGCAATGATTGACTTATATTATAATCTTGGGATAATTCCTCATATACAAGTCCATGATGAATTAGATATATCAGTTGTAGACAAGGAACATGCAGATAAGATAAAAACTACAATGGAACACGCCGTAAACCTTGAAGTTCCTAACAAAGTAGACTATGAATCTGGGCCAAATTGGGGTACAATAAAATAACAATAAAAGAGGAGTATATTATGGAAAAAGTAAAACAATATGCCAAAAAAATATGGGAATTAGCTAAGGCTAATAAAAAAGTTACCATTGGCATAATCATAGTTATTATAATTTTATACGAACTAATCATTAAATAATTTATAATGCATGGCTTATCTGAATGCAAACATACCCGTGACCTATGCACAGATCAGGAGAGAGTATCTCTATGATCTTAAAGAACATTTTGGAGAAGCTGAAGATTGTATTATATTCGGGATGGCGTCTATCACAGGACGTCCTATCCTCTTTCATGCTATTATGGAGAATGGTGCTGTGTTCTATCGTCTCCCTATTTCGGCCTTCATTCAAAGAGGATTTGATGTCAAAGAAGTACCTAGGATGCGACTTGACGAGCTGGAGCTTTGGAATTGCTTTAGTTATTATCCTGCTGTTACTTCTTATGATATCTTAGATGGACAATCCGGAAAATATATTGGTAAGGATAAAAAATGGCATAAAGGAGCATATCTCTTTACTGTTGACTGGGCACACCCAGAGAGTAATATAGTAGATACAGATCATTCTGAAATACCGCACGAACATAAGTGCGCTCACATACTTGCCTTAGATGATGGCAACTATGCGGCACAGCCAAATAATAGAATTATATGGAGCATTCCATCTTTTACAGTTAAAGATGAAGTTCCATTTGATTGGAAGGTACAAACTTCTGATTGGAATGTAGAAGACACGGGAAAATGGAAAACAGAAGATACGGATAAATTCTTCTATAATATTGAGGAAAAAAATGACTAAATGTAAAAGATGTAATCATGATTGTCACTGTGGTGGTAGAGAACATATTGATGAGTATTTAGATATATGTCAATGTGGAAATTGTGATTGCAAAGAACCACAAGGTGTGGTAGTAGATGATACAAATGAATGTGAAAGTTGTCAGTAATGAATGATAAAATTATTACTGCACTCTTGGCTATTCTCATCGCCCTCTCCGGTTGGTCTCTCACGACTACAGTTGGGCTTAAGTCAGATGTTGCAGTTCTTAAGGAAAAAGTATCGGGGATTGAAAATGAAATTCAGGACATTAAAACTATTAAGAAGAAGAAGAAACGCAAAAAAAAGGATTCAGGCAACTGAAAAAGCAGTACAGGCTTTGATAATTGGCCTAGCGTTGGTTCTAGTACTTTTAGCTGGATGTAACTACAATATGGTTCCAAATGAAACTAAAATAGAGTATGGTACCACAGAAACAGACTCTAAAAATGACAAGCTTCAGCAAAAGCGGTCTATTACTCAGAGTTGGAAATGGCAAAAACAATGATTGAAAAATTAATGACAATGCTGGTTGGAATCCTTTTAGCCCTAGCCGGGTGGAATCTATCTCGTACTTTCGAACTATCTACAACTCAAGCAGTACTTGAAAATCAAATTGATCAATTAGAATTTAGAGTACAAATGTTAGATGAGAAGATGGATAAGATGATGGACTCTGATGAAGAGATCATGGACCAACATAAAAAACTATTTGAGAAACTTGAATCAGGGAACACCGGGTATAGTTATAACTAATGGCTAAACAACCTCTCAAAATTTCTGAAGAAGCAGCTGTGCAAATGCCGATGAAAACGGTAGCCTCTTTGATCGCCATGGTGGCGATTGGCACGTGGGCTTATTTTGGTATCATAGAGACTCAGAATCGGATGGAGACAACTCTAAAATTAATGGAAACCGATGTGGTCGAAAATACGGAATTCCGTATCAAGTGGCCGAGGGGGCAACTGTAGGCTCGCTTCCGGCTGACTCAGAACAATTTATGATGATCGAAGATTTATACAAGACCACGGA